TTCATAAAACATGTGCGGACGCAGAAAGCGGCGCGAATAACTTCAACATAACAACACTACCCTGGGATGTTCACCCCGATCGAGGACAAGAATGGTACAAGAAAGAAACCAAAAACATGTCCAAGCGCCAGATTGCGCAAGAGCTTGAGTGTAATTTCAACACTTCTGGTGAAACAGTCATCGACCCAGAGTGTATGGAATGGTTGCTAACCAATGTTACAGAGCCAAAACATAGGACCGGCTTTGATAGAAACTTTTGGATTTGGGAAGAATACGACCCTTCTTGCAATTATCTATTGGTTGCTGATGTTGCCCGCGGCGATGGCGCCGACTTTTCAACGTTTCATATTATTAAGTTAGAAACTTTAGAAGTTATCGGAGAATACCAAGGCAAACCTACCTTAGATATGTATGCAGGTATGTTAAACGAAGTAGGTAAAGAGTTCGGCAACTGTATGGTGGTCGTTGAGAACAACAATATTGGATTTTCTGTACTTGACAAGTTAAATGAATCGAGGTATCCTAACTTGTATCATTCAGTCAAATCAACACACGAGTATGTTGACCAGCACTCGGCTGAATTTATGAACTCAAGTGTACCCGGTTTTACTACCTCTATGAAAACTCGACCATTGATAATTGCTAAATTAGAAGAGTTTATAAGAAATAAACTAATTACCATATATTCTTCTCGTACAATTAACGAGATGAAGACTTTTATTTGGAGAAACGGCAAACCACAGGCGATGAAAGGATACCATGATGATTTAATTATGGCTCTCGCTATTGCTTGCTGGGTTAGAGATACTGCGATACAATCAAGTGCCAGAGAGCTTAATTACAAAAAAGCATTTTTGGGAGCAATATACAAAACAAATACAACGATGAATACTCAAATTAGAGGACAACAAGGCTACAAAAAAGACGAAATGTTTGATAAAATGAACGAAGCAAAAGACATCTACGACCAATATAAGTGGATTATAAAGTGAGAAAATAAATGGCTGATAACAAGAAAAATTACAACAAAGGCAGAAACCCACTGAATCAACAGAATGACCTGTTCAAGGCGTTGACTAGGTTGTTTTCAGGACCAATTGTAAATTACCGTTCACAGACCGGTACTAAGATACGAAGACAACACTTAGACAAGTTTTCCTCCAGGTTTAAAACTGCCTCTGGGCAACAGTTCAAGAAGTCACAATACAGCCCTCTCGATAATCTTGCCCTTAATGCGATGCAAAATCAGCGTCGTGTTGAAAGATACATTGATTTTGATCAAATGGAGTATATGCCTGAGATTGCTTCGGCGCTAGATATCTATGCTGATGAGATGACGACCTACTCTGATTTACGTCCAATGTTAAATATCAAGTGCTCTAACGAAGAAATTAAAGCAGTGCTCTCTAACTTGTACTCAAAGGTATTGAATGTAGAGTACAACCTTTTTGGTTGGGCGCGAACAATGTGCAAGTATGGCGACTTCTTTTTGTATTTGGATATGGACGACAAGTTTGGAGTACAGTCAGTCATTTCACTACCAATTACCGAAGTCGAAAGACTTGAAGGTCAAGACTCCACTAATCCCAACTACATCCAATATCAATGGAACTCTGCTGGTATGACGTTCGAGAACTGGCAGGTGGCTCACTTTAGGGTTCTCGGTAACGATAAACATTCTCCATATGGCACATCTATCTTAGACCCTGCACGTCGTATTTTTAGGCAACTTACGCTTGTTGAGGATGCGATGATGGCTTACCGAGTTATTCGTTCGTCCGAGAGAAGACTGTTTAAGATTGATGTTGGCGGTATCCCACCAAACGATATTGAACAATACATGGAGAAGATTGTCAGCAACCTTAAGAGACATTCAGTCATCGATCAGAAAACTGGTCGTGTTGACATGCGCTATAACCCAATGAGTATCGAGGAAGATTATTTCATCCCTGTGCGTCCGGGTTCTGCTACCGATGTTACAAACCTCGCTGGTGGACAAAACACCGCTGCCGTCGAAGATGTCAAGTATCTTCGCGATAAATTATTCGCAGCACTGAAGATCCCGCAGCCTTATTTATCTATGGGCGAAGGCGCTGCAGAAGATAAGACTACGCTTGCCCAGAAAGATATTCGCTTTGCGAGAACAATTCAAAGATTACAGCGGGTCATTATTCATGAGCTTGAAAAGATTGGTATCATCCACCTTTATACCCTTGGCTTCCGCGGCGACGATTTAATTAACTTTAAGCTCGCCCTTAACAACCCATCCAAGATTGCTGAGATGCAAGAGATTGAGTTCTGGAAAGCCAAGTTCGATATTGCTGCATCAGCTACCGAAGGATACTTCTCTAGACGCTGGGTTACGGAGCACATTTTCGGTATGTCAAACGAAGAGTTCGTCAGAAACCAGAGAGAGATTTACTACGATCGTAAATACGATGCTTCACTTCAGCAGGTTGCTGAAGCAGCCGCTACAGGAGAAACTGCCGGCGCCCTTGGTGGCGATGTTGGTGGTGACCTTGGTGGTGATTTAGGTGACGATTTGGCGCTGGATGATGCTGGGGCTGATGCTGCCGGCGGTGCTGAAGAGATGCCTGCTGGAGATGCCGACGCCGGCGGTGGAGATGACTCGCCGCTTCTTGCTGTACCTCCCGGCTCACGCGACTCAAAGAGGCTGAGCACGTATGAAAAAAGCTCTTATGTTAGGAAAGATGGCACCAATGACGGACGCAAATCATCAGGTCCGAGACAACGTAATATTGGCGCACAATACAATGCAGAGAAGCGCGGCAGCTCGACCAGATCGAAGTTTCAAGGTGCCAGCGGATTAGCAACGTCAACAGTTCCTAGCATTGCAAAAGGTATTTATGAGCAAGACGAATCTACTTATAATTTGAAAGAGTCTATCGAAGAACAAAAGATCTTTGAAGTCAACGATTCACTAAACCACCTAATCAGCAGTTTAGAGGATAAACAAAAATTAATTACGGAGCAAAATGATGAAAACTAAGTACAACAAAAAGAGGAACACCGCGTTTGTTTATGAAGCGTTGGTTAGAGAAGGCACCTCTGCTATTTTACAGGGTGACCACGAAAGAAAGAACACTGTTGTAAAGTTAATTAAAAAGCATTTTGCTTCTGATTCAATTCTGTACAAAGACCTACAATGTTACCAATCTCTTTATGAAACCGCTGGTTTGGAGAAAGAAACTTGTGAGAAGATTATTAGAGAAGCTAAACTTGCTAGCCGTCTTTTAGACACTGAAGGTCTGTTCGTAAGCCAAACAGATCTAATAAACGATGTCAACAAAGAACTTGAACCCTCTGTATTTAATAACTTTGTTCCAAACTACAAGTCGCTGGCTAACATCTACAAGATGTTCTCACACAGCACCGATCCTAAGAGCGCCGTAATTCTTGAAGGTATGGTTTTGGAAGACATGTGTGAGCCAGCCCAAGAGGAAACCGCAATTGCGGTAGATTCAATAGTAATTGATTCTTTTGTCGATAAGTTTAACAGCAAGTATGGCGACACGCTTCTTGAAGAGCAAAAGACATTATTAAACTTATACATTAGTTCTTTTGTCGATAATTGTTTAGAGCTGAAGACGTTTTTAAATGAAGAGGTGTCAAGACTCAAGAAAGAGTTAAATGAATCTAAATCAAGAGAGGACATTTCATCTGACAAGCAAATGTTAGAAAAAACAGATTTAATTTTAGATAAATTAGAGACACTTAAAGAAGGTCACGCTGACCACGGTATGTTACTCACACTATTGAAGGTTCAGCAATTAGTCGGGGAAATTAAAGAAGATGCCAGTAGTAATTAGAATAGGTAAAGAAGCTAACGCAAAGAAGGTTAGGCTTGAATTAAATGCGCGCCAATCTCTTAACGGCGACGTTATGATTTTTGATCACGGCGATATTGATATTGTATTGTCACCTAAAACAAATAAAGTGGTTGCGTTTCCAAAAGAAACTATGTCCGATCTTGTCTATGGGGCGCAGAACAGGCTTATGACAGAATTAGTCAAGAAAGGCATCCTTGTACCAGAGAGCATTCAAGCTGGCTCTTATTTTGGCGCGCTTGAGGCTACTATTCAAGAATCAGCCAATCCGGACATAAATGGTCCGAAACTGGCGCTAATCAATATTTCACAGTTTATTGAAGAAGAGCGACCATACTTCGAGAACAAGGAAGCTATCATCTCTATGCAAGACGATGAACTTATCCACCCAGATAAGGAAGATTCCACAGAATTGGGAGAAGTCCCACAATCCACTGAGAAGGGTTCAATGAAGAGGCAATTTGTCAGAGACCCATACTCACTTAATTACATATACACAGTTTAACGAGAGGATAATGGAATTACTTACTTTTATTTTGTGCGCCTACGGGCTAACACAAATACTCGTATATGGTAAAATACTAGACGACTTTAGACCAACCAAGGGACACTTAGGAGAATTGTTTAAATGTCCAATGTGCATGGGTTTTCATGTAGGTTGGTTTTTAATGCTACTTTCTCCGTTCACGGAACTATTTAATTTTGACGTTAGTGTAGCTAACTTTTTTATTTTAGGTTGGTTGTCGTCAGGAACCTCATACGTTTTTAATATGATATTTGGAGATGAAGGAATTAAACATGAACACAAACACTTGGATGAATAAATGGATGCTGCAACCAGTAAGACGCTGTTGTAAGGGGTCTTAGCTATGCAGATTACCGAAAAAGAATTAATACAGATTATCAGTGAAGAGATTGATAAGATGGTTGAGAACGATGAGATCAATGAAGGAGTGCTTGATAGATTAAAAGCTCAAGCCGCCGGCGCCACTGCGACTCTCAATCCTTTTGCTGACAAGGGAGATGCTGCGCTCAAGAAAGCAGCGTCGACAATGAGTTCGTATAGCAATCACTTACTAAAATTACAACAAAAATTAGCTATGGATGCTCAAAAACTTGGAATTGATAGTGTTGATGATATTCAGACTGTTTCGAAGGCTATTGGACAAACGCAACAAAAAGTACAAAACATAGCTAAAACCGCCCCAAGAAGCGAAAAATTTAAGGCTGCAGTCCAGCGCGCCGTTGCTGATCAGTCTGGCGGCCAACAACAAGCTGCTCCTGCTGCTGATAGCGGTCAACAACAAGCTGCTCCTGCTGCTGATGGTGGTCAACAACAAGCTGCTGCACAGCCACAAGCACCCGCTCTAGATGACAAGCTGCAAGCTTGGGTTGATGGTGGAAAGCAGCCGGGTAACTTTAATGCGAACTCAGCCCGAGCCGCCATAGGAACAAGCAGAATGGGACAAAGGGCTGGTAAGGCTGTCTTTAATTCACAAGAAGCCTTAGAGTTTGGTAAGCAAGTAGTTGCCGCACTTGGAGATGGTGCACGCACGGGCCCGCTAAGACAAGCAATCGAAGACACCGAGGATGTTGGCATAGCTAACGAGCCAGTCAACGAGGAAATGCATCAACAGCTAATGAGCGAGTTTGATGCGTGGGAGCTACAATTTGAATCCAAAGGCGAGAGTTTAAACGAACAATTACAAAAGATTTCAGAAAGATGGGGGTTTGGTAAATAATGTCAAAGAAATTACTTAGAGAATATTACGCGCTGTGTGATGGAGGTATCTGTCAAGATCTACTCACAGAAGAAGAAAAACGTTTAGTAAGGGAAGAAAATGTTATGATTCTTTCTGGGATTATGCAAATGACCAATACTAAAAATGGAAATGGTCGAGAGTATATGCACGAAACTATGGTGCGCGAGGTCAAGAATTACCAGAAACTTGTAAAAGAAAAACGTGCTCTCGGAGAACTTGATCACCCAGATGATTCAGTGATTAATCTAAAAAACTGTTCTCATATGGTAACTGACATATGGATCGACGGTAATAATGTTATGGGTAAGATTAGGGTGCTTGGTACTCCCGCTGGAGAAATTCTTAGAGCCTTAATTGATGGCGGCGCTACTGTTGGTGTTTCATCGCGTGGTATGGGCTCTGTTCGAGAAGAAGGTGGCAGAACAATAGTAGAAGATGACTTTCAGTTAATCTGTTTTGATATGGTTTCTGAGCCGTCAACACCCGGCGCATTTATGATGCGAGAAGCAAAAGATTTTACTAACAATGTATTCACAAAAGCCGACAAAATCAACCGGCTTTTAAATGAGGTTTTAAGTGAAGAAGACTGATTTAAAAAAATTAATTAAGCCGCTTGTAAAAGAGTGCATTCATGAAGTCCTTTTAGAAGAAGGGCTTTTATCTAATGTAGTGTCTGAGGTTGCTAAAGGGTTAAATACTGCTCCTGTTATCAAGGAGCAGGTTGCTCAAGCGCCAACACCAAAGCCGCGCAAGCGAGATTACAGTGGCGACAGAAGAAAATTAATGGACGCAATCGGTAACGATGCGTACAATGGTGTTGACTTATTTGAAGGCACCACACCCGCACCAACACAACAAGAACGAAGTGCCGGTAGCGTAGACTTAGGTGACCCTGATGATGCTGGTGTCGATATCGGTTCCATCCTTGGGCACTCTTCCAAAATCTGGGAATCAATGAACAAGGGGAAACGATGAGCAGAAAAGCAGCAAACGTCAAGGTCACTTCAAGAGAGTGCCGCGGCAATCATGAAAAGATGATTCGACGGTTTATTAAAAAATGCAAAAAAGAAAAGATTGTTGAACAAGTAAGAGATAGAAGATATTACAAAAAGCCGTCTGATAAAAAGCGTGAAGAGCTTAAGAAAGCAGAAAGACGCAGAATTAGAGACGAGTTAAAAAGACAAAGAGCGTTAGAAAAACGTACGAGAAAAAATAGATGACTATTTATTATTGTAAACACGAAAAGAGGGAGAAATAATGTCCGTTTATAGAGCAACAAGTTGGGGTCGCACAAGAAGACCAAAAAACATGAGTGAAGAAGTGCCGGCAACAAAGCAGGCTGCCACATCTGTTACAACCGTAGCTGCCGGCGACCTTAGCGATACCCTCGCTGGCTCCAACGCCGGTGAAAATGGATATGTCACAGAGAACCAAAGATACCTTCACGTGCAGATAGAGAACGATGATGTTAATGAGACAATCACCATTTACGCATACAATTATGCATTTGCCTCTTGGTCAAAGCTTTATATCCCTGTGGGTGTTAAAGATAGCGCAGACACTACGGCTGAGCTTGCGTATGTGCCGGCTACATTTTCTACTATTAATGGCAAAAAAATGATTACTATCCCAATTCACGGCATCGACAGGGTAGCTTTTGTCGACGATGGTACTCACGATGCCAGTCTAATTGTTCGCGCCGCGTGTAGCACTTTCTAAGGAGTTTTTGAATGTCATTTGGGTGGGCATATGTAGATTGTAGCGGTAGCGGCGGAAGTCAAGCCGCTGGTCCAGTTGGTTCTATTCAGTTTCTAACTGGGACCAATGTCACTAGTGGCTCGTCTAAATTACTTTACCACACGACCTCCCTTGGTACTTATCAGCCCAGCACAATGGTGCTTTCTGGTAACCTAATTGTTACAGGTGCTATTAGCGCTAGTGTGTTCCAATATAAGAACATCCAAATTATAGACGCCACCGGGTCAACCAGTTTTGGCAACACAAATGACGATACCCATACCAGAATTGGTAGCTTGATTGTTAAAAAAGCCGGCGCTAGCGGTGTCAAAGTTTTAAGCGCCAGTATGGCGACAGAAGCGGTGCATGTTAGAGGGCTTAATGTTTTATACGAATTTGTTCCCGCCACATCCAGCACCACAGCAATTTATACCGCTAGTATTCCGAGTTATATCATTGGTGTTCGTTCAACCGGAAGTGTTAAGATAGAAATTCCTGCCGCGTCCACATATGGCTCTGGAGCATTATTGCTTGTTAAAGACGAGGTTGGGCACTTAAACGGAACAGACATTAGATTGAGTGCATCGGCAGCCGGTACATACACGATCGACGGAGCTACTAATTATATTCTAACAGGGTCAAACCCAGCAATTAGTCTATATTCTAATGGAGCCAACTGGTTTGTCTTCTAATTAATAAGGGAGACTAGCAAATGGCATACAACAATCTATCAGGTACGGTTGCTCAACCAAACAAGATGCTGCCTCGCAAGGATGCTAGTGGCAGAGTTGTTATACCGATCATTTCTGGTAGTTTAAGCACTTCGGATGCAGCAGAAGTAATTAACATCCCTCGCGTTTCAAACGCCACCAATAATTCAATTCTTACTAATGTAGGTGGAGATGCTAATACGCTAACCTGTGAGAGTAACTTAAAGTTTGATGGTACTACGCTAAGTATTGTTGGAGAGGTTAGTTCTAGTTTAAACATTTCTGCGTCTGCTTTCTATGGGGATGGTAGCAATCTTATAAATGTTAAAGCTGACCACGTCGTAGCCGAAGGACCTGCCTTTTCGCTACAGTTTCATGACGGTGCTGATGGGGACCTTACTGGGTCAGCAAATCTCACATTTCAAAATAATATTTTAAATTTAGGCGGAGGACTCAGATTACCTCGACGAACATTAACCGCAACAGCCACGGCTTCCGCTACAGATTATTTTGTTGGGATTGATACCACAAGTAACCCAGTTGACTTTAGACTACCCAATGCTGCGTCTTTGTTGAGTGGACAAACTTTCATAATTAAAGATGAAGGTGGTGTTGCGCACACCAATAATATAACAATTCTAGCCTCTGGGTCACAAACAATCGACGGTCAAAATTCAATAGTTTTGGAGTCTCCTTTTGCATCTGTCCAGCTTTATTGTAACGGGACAAACAAATACTTTATTTACTAATTTTTGTTTGGCGATTTTGAGCCTATTTATAGACGAGCGGGTACTTCATGTCTGAATTTAATTTGGATAGCTGTACTGCGTTCATCCCATTATAAAACTAATAATTTGGAGGGTTTTTAAATATGGCTTATAAATATCAAAGTTTAGCCGCTACAATGAGTGGTTCTCTTACTCAAGAGGGCGATTTTGCGGTTCACGATCACTCCGGCGTAGAAAAGGCTACTATCGGTATCGATGGTGCTATGTCTGGTTCGGGTGCATTATCTGCTGGTGGTAACTTGCGTACCGCTGGTACTGTACGTTTTGACGGTGTCGCTGACGCCGCTGTTGCTGTCGGTTCCGATAGCTTCTACTATCTTGATTCTGATGGACTCATGAAGAGAGATACAATGGCTGATTACGCTACTGCTATTGCAGGCGACGGTCTTGCTGCTTCTAGTGGTGTTCTTGCTGTTGGTGTTGATGATTCTACCATCGAAACCAGTGGTGACGCACTTCGTCTTAAAGATGATGGTGTTACCGGTGCGAAACTTGCCCCAGCTGTCGCTGGTTACGGTCTTGCACAAGACGGTTCTGGCAACCTTGACATGGACCTTAGCGAGTTAACCGCAGAAACTATCGCTTCTGGCGACTTCTTGGCTTTCCAAGATGTTACCGATGATGGTACTCACAAAGAGACTGTCGATGACCTCGCTGCTCTTTTCGCTGGTAACGGTCTTTCGGCTGCCAGTGCAGTCATTTCGATTGCAACTTCTGGCTCAGCACTCACAATTGCTTCTGACAAGCTTGGTATCAGCGGTTCGATCGCTGGTGACTGTCTTGACAGCGGTCCAGGTGACGGTGTTGATTCAATTCGTTCACTTCACGTTGTTG